TGAAGGATAAAATAGCAACGGTAGTCTCAGAGAAATCTAAGGTCGAAACGGAGTTGAAAGTCCGCCGGCTTGGTCTTCTTTGCCTTGGTGTACCACGCCGTTTCGATGACACTCTTCAGCAGGGCGTTGCGACCGGCAGCATCGGAGGCGTCATAGGCGTCGAGGACGGCCCGGATTTTTGCGGCCAGGGCGGAGGGATCTGCCGTGGCCGCTTCCTGGATGGCGCGCTCGGCCTCCTGCTGGCGGCGCTCCAGATGTGAAATTTTCTCTTTGACGGCGGCCATGCGCTCCCGGAAGGTGGGGATATCATACTCGCCGATCTCCAGTAGCTCATACAGCCGGGTCTTTTGGCCCGATGCTGTGGCGAGCTCTTTTTTTATGGCTGCCAGGGTGGAATCCAGCACCGAGGTGTCACGGGCGGCGCTGGCCTGGCGTTCCATCTCCAGGCGGGCCAAGGTGTCCCGCAGGTAGGAGAGCACCCTGTGTTCCACAAGCTCAAACTTGGCGGAGGCACAACACCCAGGACGGGGACACAACAGATAGGCCCCGCCTTTCATGGTCATGCGCTGCATATGACCTCCGCAGTTGGTACAGCGCACCAGCCCAGCCAGAGGACTATGCACAGTGCCATCCCGTCTAGATGGGATGTAGCGCCCGGCCATGACGGCCTGCACCTTGTCATAGGTTTCCTGGTCGATGATGGCGGGGTGAAGGCCATCCACAATCGTCCAGCTCTCGCGGGGATTGTAGATGGTGATATGCTTGGGATTCCCTTTGCTTCCCTTACGGATGTGGGTCTTTTGATCCCACACGATTTTCCCGGCGAAGGTGGGGTTGCGGAGGATGTGGGCCACGCTGTTGCGGGTAAACTCCGAGGCGCGGTGGGGCTTGGCGCCCAGGGAATTGATGTGACGAGCGATGGAGACGCAGCCGTAACCCTGGAGATACAAGTCGTACATCATGCGGACAAACTTGGCCTCCGGCTCGTAGATCTCCAGGGTTGGTTTGCGATCCACCGTCACCTTGCGGTAGCCATAGGGGGCATTAGCCACGTAGCAGCCGTCCTGAATAGTCTGCTTCAGACCTCGGCGGAGGCGCTTGTTGATGATCTTGTATTCCCGGCGGGACATGAAGGTCTTGAACTCGGCCATTTCGTCGTCCAGATCATCGGAGAGGTTGTAAGTGTGCTCCGGGGTAATAATCAGTGTATCCGAGTCCCGGAAGGCATCGAGTATGATGCCCTGGTCCTTCATGCGGCCACGGGAAAGCCGGTCCAGATCCATCACCAGCACTGCGTCGTAACGTCCCTCTTCCACGTCTTCCAGCAGGCGGAGCATCTCGGGACGGGCATACAGGCTCTCGCCACTGACCACCTCGTAGTAGGTTTCGATAATGTGGATGTCATTGGCTTTTGCATACTCCGCCAGAGCTTTCCGGTGCTTGGCCAGCACCTCCTCGGTGTCCAGACCCTCCTCCATGCGGCTCTTGCGGAGGTATTGTGCTGCGTCCATTTTTTCAATCCACACCTCCAGCGAGAAAGGTGACAACCAGTCAGCAGAAGTAAGAGATACTACCGAAGTAGGAAAGCCACTTTTCAATGACCTCACCGCTCCGGGCTTCTATTACCTTCATGATATTGCGCAGAACACGGTCCGGAATACGGGAGTTGTTATTACAGAGGTAACACTTGCCCGCCCGGGTGATCCAGATTTTCGTTGCGTTCCCGTTTGGGGCTCCCTGGCAAACATGGACGTGAATCGGTTCGAGCGGGTCGTTCTCATTGCTCCAAAAGAACACCCAGTAAGAGCCAACCTTAAAAACTTGAGGCATTCTCCAGCCCTCCCTCCTGCGAGAATTGGAGGATCAGGTGGGCGGTGGACTGAATGACTTCCAGATACCGGTCGAGGTCGGCCTGGGTAAAGCCGAGGATATCCTCCCAAGTATAATCTGGCAGATAACACGACGCATGGTGAAAGCAATCCTTGGCGTCCGGCTTTTCAAGATAGACCTTGACGCGCCCATCCGGGTGCATCTCGGAGTGGACGATCTCTGTGCCGTCGTCCAGAGTCATAAATGGATACATCATACGGAGACCTCCATTCAGTTTTTTTCAATCCACACCTCCCGCGAGGGAGGCGACAACTTTTAACTCGGCAATGTCTCTACTTATGGATCGGAACGCCTGCTTCAGCATGGCAATATTGTCCTCGACCGCCTCAATTCTGGAGGCGGGGACGAGCTTCCCCAGAATGGCCTGTAAATCCTTTCCGTCTAACATGTGGTCACGTCTTTCCCAGGTGTCCAAATTGGACGCGCTCGGTAATCAATCTGTAATCCCGGAGAGAGCGTCATCGACTGCGTCCCAGAAGTCAGTCTCATTGACGATCACAATGCCAGCGCCACCTTTGCGCAGGTTCATAGCCTCCTCGATCTTACGGCCATAACAAGCATAGGCCCAGCAGGGGTTCCCGGCGTTGCCAACGATCAGATAGTCTGTTTTAGCCGAAACGGAAGAGCGGGCCTTCCCTCCCAGGGAAGTGATAGTTTCCATGATCTCAGCTCTCTTTGCGCGGTAAGACTCTCCCGTGAAGCAGAACAGCTTGCCGTCAAAGATGATCTCAGGGCAGATAGCACAGATGCCGCTGATACTATACTTCTTCCGAAGCTGAGAAAAGTCTTTCTCAGAAAGATTGTAGGAAGATGTAAAATCAATGACACCTCCAAAGAGGGCCATTAATGCCTCGCGTTCCCGCTGAGTGATCACCTTATCCTCCAGAATAACATAGAGCAGACTGTTGATCTCATCGAATGGATATGTACCGGCCAGGAATTCATTGGCATCCATCCAGGTCTTCAGACTGGAGATCTCTTTATCACTCAGCTCACCGTCAGCCAAAAGGCCATGGAGCATACCAGCAAGAAACTGGACTGACGATGTTACCATGTCGTAGTAAGCGCAATCGTCCACAAAGTTACTACATAGCCAGAGGATGTCCTTTGACTCATCCTCAGTTACCACACCATCCTCGCAGGCCCGCTCTACCACGGGGAGGATCTCAGAGAAGGGATGGCGATCCCGCAATTCCGCGTGGATCTCACACCAATGCACCAGCTCTGTGACCTCGTCTGTCCCAACGGTTCGATCCGAGTTGATGCCTGCGACCAAGCCGCGCAACGTGTTAATAGCCTTATGCAACTCTGCGGGTTTTGTAAATTGACGGTATTCGCGTTCTGCTTCCATGTCTGTCACCTCAAGTAAGATCTATCATGACCGTTTATTTTTACGGTATCCAACTTGAACACAATTATGCCCCGGGCTCCATGCGGTAATAGGCGACAGCCTGCCGCAGGAAAGACTCGGTCACACCAAAATAGTCCGCCAGCTCCCAGGTCTCACGATAGCCCTGACGGATGGCGTCCCAAAGCTCGTCCTCCGGGACGAGCTTTTCATATGCCCAGCGATTGGCCCGGCGCTCATGCTTCTGCCGGACATCACAGGCTGCCCAGCGATTGTAGAATGAGCCGGTTTCACAGTGGCCCAGCTCGTGGGCCAGCTTCACCTTTTCGTCGGCCAGCGTAGGCATCCGCCACGGGTCCATAGCAATGGCACAGCTCCCATCATTTTGCAGGACAGATAACGATTCCGCAGCACCCAGGTCAAACCAATAAACTTCGGTGCCGTGCTCCTCCGCAAGGTCGTAGAGTTCTAACAGGTCAGTCATCCTTTTTCTCCTGGCGCTTCTTTTCGGCCAGGAAGGCGGCGAAGCGCTCCACGTCATTCCACATGTCTTCCAGATCTTCCGGACTCAGATCCTTCTCGCCACCCCAAAAGGCGGCCATGAGATTGTCCTTGCTGGGTTCGGATTCCCGCTCTGCTGAGGGCTCAGACTCATCACGGCCTAAGAGGTAATCAGTCGTAACCCCATACAGCTCACTCAGCCGGAGTAGCAACTGACTACTTGGAGTCGTGGCTCCGCGTTCCCACTGGCTTACAGCAGTCTGATTTACGAATAGAATGTCGGCTAAATCTTTTTGCGTTTTGAAGCCGTGCTTTAGGCGTTGCTCACGAAAATGATTTACAGGTGCCACCTCTGAGGAGGCAGTCTCATCACGACCTAAGACATAATCGACGGAGACAGAAAAATAATCGGCAATTTTTTTTAGAGTTTCAAAGTCAGGCTCATATTTCCCGGTCTCGTATCCGGATAGAGCGGCCTGGCTGACCGAAAGGGCTTTTGCAAGCTCTACCTGCTTCATTCCAGAGCTTAGGCGTAGGTCTCGTATACGGTTCATTATATCAACCACCTTGATTCTATATTAGCATGATTGATATTTGTTTGGAATAGAGTATCAAGAAAATTGAAATAAAGCTTGACATATAAAGAAACTTGATATATTATGATGCCAGGACAGCATATAAAGATTGTTGATACGAAAGGGGGGGTGTGCATGAAGGGCCTGAAACGTTTGCGCTTGGAGCGGAACCTAACACAAAAGCAGTTGGCAGAGATGGTAACCGTAAGTCAATCCAATATAGCTATGTGGGAGACTGGAGCCGCAATGCCAAGTGCAGCGAAACTCCCAGAACTAGCGGACGTACTGCACTGTACTATTGATGCCCTCTATGGCCGGGGAATCCCCAAGAGCGGAAACGGTGCCGCAAGCTGAGAAAGGAGTTGCTTATGATCCGTACACCGGAGCAGCGGCAGATTGGCCGCTGGATTGAGAACCATTATGACATTGACAAGGTACAGTGTGCCGAGGTGGTACTCTTCGAGGAGGCCGGCTGACCTCATGCCCATATTATATCTCCAGGGAGGAGTGATTACCATGCCGGAGGAATACCGGAATATCTACAAAATCTGTCGGAGGTCTGCCGGTTTTACCCAGGAAGCGGCAGCAGAACGGCTGGGTATCAGCGTGGAGAGCCTGCGGGCCTATGAGACCGGCCAGCGGGTGCCACCTGACGAGGTGGTGGAGACGATGTCCGACCTGTACAATGCCTTGCATCTGATTGTGCGGCATGTGCGCGAACGAAACGCCATGTACAGCCGGGTAGTACCGGAGGTGCCCCAGTGCTCTGTGCTGGAGGCGTCGGCCAAGCTGACCAATCGAATCTACGCCTTCGCGGACAGTCACGCCGACCGGCGGCTCATGCGGATGGCCGAGGATAATGTGATCGACCCGACAGAACGGCCGGAGTTCGACGCCATCCTGGATGAGCTCCAGGAGATCGTGGAGGCGGCCCTGGCCCTGCGATGCGCCAGGGCCGCCGAGGGGGTATAGGACAGCCCGGGCCGTGAATAGGGTCTAAAAGGGGGTGGAGCACCATGGGAAAGCGGAAGAGTGATCCGGCCAGTACATACAAAAGCGGCGCGCAGATGGCGCTGGAGATGGACATTGAGCCCGTCGAGGAGCTGGTGATCACCGTTGAGTCCTTCGATGAGCAGATCGGGAACATGCTGCTCCACACCGATATGACCCGGCGGAAGGGCCTGCACTGGATTACCGACCGGCGGGGCGAGCGCGTCCTGGTCGACGAGTCCGCCGTGATGGATAGCGGACCCAGGTATGGAACCACCCTATGCTACACACCTCACCCGGCCGTGGAGCCTACCGCGGAGGAGAGGGCGGCCAACCTGGCCCAAATCAAACGCGTAGCGGCACAGGTCATGGTGGACATGGGCATCTGGTAAAAAAACAGCGGGCCACGCCGGCCCGCCGGAGTACACAAAGGAGGATTTCGAATGCAACGCACCAGAAACGAGCGCCGCTTGCGGCGCAAGAGCATCATTGAAGGGCTCACCATGCTGTCTATCCTGTTCGTGTCACCTTGGGCCGTCCAGGGGCTGGTGGAGGTGATTTTGTGAACCGAGTGATCAACGCCCAGCGGTATGGCAAGGGCTGGCGTGTGGAGGCTGTGACCCCGTCGGGTGAGCGCGTGGTCGTTTTTATCTGCGGCTCCCTCCACATCGCCATGGAGCAGGCCATGCGGGCAGAAACTGACCTTGAGTAAGGAAATGGCGGCCATGGGAAAGGTTTGTCTGGTATTGAGTATGCAGGACTATAACACCATCGCGGAGGCCCTGCTGGAAAGCGCCCTGGACTGGGAGCACGCCGCGGACGAGCTGGGGCGTCTGCACCAGTTTTGCGCCCGGATGGAGGAGCCGGCCTACGGGGTCAAGCTGGCCCGGCTGGACCGGGAACAGTACCGCCATAGGCGCCTCGCCCGACGCAGGCGGGCCGTGCTGGAACGCCTGCAAAGACAGAAGGAGGCAGCATCATGCTGATGGAGCGTTGGAGACCGCTGGACCTGCGGCGGCGGGGCGAGCTGGGCCCGTATGACGGGGAGCTGATTGCCCTGCACATGGTCCCCAAGACCTCGGCCCGCAGTGAGAGGTATGTCGTCGGGCGGCTGGAGGTAGTGGCCGGGCGCACCTGGATGTACGGGGGAGGCCATACCTTGTCGCCGGCAAAAATGCGCAAGCACTATGACCTCCGGTGGATTCGGCTGCCAGAAGATGAAGACAAATAAGAAGGCCCCAGTCGCTCGGACACAGCGACCAGGACCTAACGTGAAGACACCTGTATTATAGCACACAATTTTGAGTTACACAAGGGGGTGGTGCGCCTTGATGGAGTTTCACTTCAACGCAGAGCTGGCCAAGCAGTACGGCGTGGATGGAGCGATTTTCCTCCACTGCATGGCGTTCTGGGTGGCTAAGAACCGGGCCAACGGGCGGCACTACCATGAGGGGCGGTATTGGACCTACAACACACTGGAGGCCCTGTCCAAGCTGTTCCCCTTTTGGTCCCGCCGTCAGTTGGAACGCATCATAAACGGGCTCAAGGAGGCCGGAGCCCTCCTGGCCGGAAATTTCAGCGAGGACAGGACCGACCGCACCCGCTGGTATGCCCTGGCTGATTGCATCCTGGAGGTCTATGGGGAAAGTGAGCCGCCCATTTCACGAAATGGTGAAATGCATTTCACCGATCGGGGACAGCCATTTCACGAAACTGTGAAATGTAATAAGGAACCAGTTACTTACCAGATAGATCCCCCTAAGCCCCCCAAAGGGGGCCGGAGGGGAAGTGCAGAGCTGGATGGGGCAGTCAAGTCCCTACTGGCGGAGTACGCTGCCGGAGACACGGAGCTGGCCGAGGCCTTGGATGCCCTGATGGAGATCCGGGCGGCGAAAAAGGCGGTGGACTCCACCCGGGCGGTGACCACTCTGCTCAACCGGCTGAACCGCCTGTCAGACAATTCGCGGGAAGTAAAGCTCCAGATCCTGGAGCAGTCCGTGACCAACAGTTGGAAGGGCATTTTCCCGCTGAAAGGCGGACAGGCCCAAACGAGAAAGGAGCCAAAACGATATGTCGAATAACACCCCGGAGCTCAGCGACGTGCTGCTCTACGACCCCGGCTACCTGAACCCCGAGTTGCCCACCGGGTTCTGGTTCTGTGCGGACCCGGAGGACGTGCTGGCCGTCCAGATCAACGCCGGATGCCTGCGGGCGTCGGCGGGTTGGGAGGCATTGAGCCGCCACGAGCGGTTTTTCCTCCAATTTTGCTACGTGCTGGTAGTCTGCGGGGACCCGGAGAAGCGGGCGGTCATGGTGCGGGAGCTGCGCCAGCGCCTGCCCAATGTCATCCTGCTGGCCGTGGAGGACAAGGGCTTCTGCCGGTGCAACTCCGTGCGGGACCTCCGGGCCACCTGCGGACTGCGGGCGGTGGAGCGGATGCTCCTGGAGGCGGTGGAGATCCCAGCCTACGGCCTCCTGGACCTGGCGGACGTAAGCGCGCCGGACGTGTCCAAACTGGACAAGGTGCTCTTCGGCATCTCCAACCTGGACCGGGCCACGGGCGGGGCCGTCATGGGGGAGCTGTCCGTCTGGACGGGCAAGAGGGGCGAGGGCAAGAGCACCCTGCTGGACCAGTTTCTGCTGGAGGCCATCGACCAGGGGCAGCCGGTGTGCGCTTACTCCGGTGAGCTCCCCGCCTGGAAATTCAAATACTGGGCGTCTCTCCAGGCGGCGGGCCCCAAAAACCTCCAGGTCCGCAAAGACCAGTTGAGCGGCCGGGAGATTCCGCACCCGACCCCTTTCGCCCAGCAGATGATCGACGAGTGGTGGCGGGGACGGTTCCTGCTCTACGACATCGGCACCAGCACCTACCACGACGCCGCCAATATCCTGCGGGTGTTCCGCTACGCCCACCGGCGCTATGGGGCTAAGGTCTACCTGGTGGACAACCTCATGACCGCCCGCTTCCGGGGGAACGACCGGGACTTCTACCGGGCGCAATCGGAGTTTGTTGCGGAGCTGGCCTCCTTTGCCCATGATAACAACGTCCACGTACATCTGGTCGCCCACCCGCGCAAAACCGACCGCATCTCAGATTCGGATGAGGTGGCCGGCATCGGGGACGTGACCAATCTGGCGGACAACGTCTACGTCCTGGAGAAGGAGGAGCGGGAGGACCGCCAGCAGGATTCGGTGCTTACGATCCTCAAAAACCGCTTTTTTGGGGAGCGGGGCCGGAGCATTGGCCTGAACTTCGAACGGAAAAGCAAGCGATTTTACAAGTCGGGGACGGGCAACCCGGACAAGGTGTACGGCTGGGCGCTGAGCGGGCGTCAGGCAGTTGTGGATTTGCCGGAAGGCGGAGAGGACCCGTTCCCGTAAGCGGAAGGAGGGCGTGCAGATGGAGAAGCGGCGGCTGGAGCTGATTGAGGCGGAGTGCCGCCGGCATGCCGCCCTGGCACGGGTGGACGCGGCCCGCCGGGCCGAGCATGAGGAGGTGGCGGAGGCCCTGGCGTGGGCGCTGCGCCACCTCGGGAAGGAGGAGCCCATATGCGTATCGGTGAGGCTTACACCTTTGTCCCCGCCGCCTTCGGCGCGGAAATTGGGGGCAAGGACACAAAACCCATTCCCCGGCGGGTGACCGGGCATATTGAGTACATCAACCGGGCCCACCGCTACTTCACCGTCCGGGTGGACACCGGGCGGGGAATCCTGCGGGAGAGCTTCAAATTTTAAACTGGAAGGACGATAAACGTGAAGACAATCGCCATTGTAAACCTGAAGGGCGGCGTCGGAAAGACCGTCACCGCCGTCAATGTGGCCGCCATCCTGGCCACCGAGTACGGCCAGCGGGTGCTGCTCATTGATGCAGACCCCCAGGCCAACGCCACCCAGTCTTTGCTCCCGCCGGGGGAGTACAACACCCTGGCGGGGCTGCTGACCATCCCGGACGCCTACTACGACGACCTGCTGTATCACAGCAGCATCCGGGGCCTGGACGTATTGCCGGCCGACGACGAGCTGCGCAACCTGGACGTGGATCTGCTCCAGGGGGAGCGGCCCAACCTGCGGGCCATCCGTGACCTGCGGGACGCGGTGGCGGAGGATGACGCCTACGACTGCATCGTGATTGACTGCCCACCCGCGCTGTCCCCAGCCTGCGCGGCGGCCATCGCCGCCTCTACCGACGTGGTCATCCCCATCAAAGTAGACGCTTACTCGGTCCGAGGCATGAATGAGCTGACAGCCCAGATTGACCGCCTGCGGAGCATCTACCCGGACGTGCATGTGGCGGGCTGCCTGCCCACCATGTGGTACCGCTCGGACACGGTGGAGCAGGGGGAGCGGCTGCTCCAGGAGCAGGCCCCGGTCCATGTCTTTGCCAGCCACATCCGGCGCAGCCCCAAGGTGGACGAGTCCACCTGGACGGGGGAGCCGGTGGTGAGCTGGTCGCCCCGTTCCGCGGCGGCCCAAGATTACCGGGCCTTCGTGGCGGAGTTTCTGGGAGAGGGGGCGGGCGAATGAGCCGGTTTGATATCACCCAGGCTTTCCAGCAGGCTGTCCGGCCTCAGGGGGAGCGTACCATTGAGGCCATCACCGGGGATATCCTGGAGGCCAAACGCAGAGGCGGCGAGGCCATCCTCACCATCGGCCGGTGCCTGATCGAAGCTAAAGAGCTGCTCCCCCACGGGGAGTGGCTGCCCTGGCTCAATGAGCAGGCAGAACTGCCGGAGAGAACGGCTCAGAAGTTTATGAGACTGGCTCGTGAATGGTCAAATCCGAATACGTTGGCGGATTTGGGTGCCTCCAAGGCGCTGATGCTCCTAGCCCTGCCGCCAGAGGAGCGGGAGCAGTTTGAGACGGAGCACAATGTCATCGACATGAGCGCCCGCCAGCTGAGACAGGCGCTGAAAGGCCGGGACGAGGCGCAGAAGGCCGCCGAGCAGGCCAAGGCTGACGCGGCAGTTGCCGAACAGGCCCGGGCCAAAATGGAACAGGATATGGTCGCAGCGAAGGGATGCCTGGAAGCGGCCCGGGCTGAGGCGGATTTAGCCGACAGCCGGGCGCGGGCCCTGGAGGAGAAGCTGCGTATGCTCCAAGAAAAGCCGGTGGATGTGGCCGTGGAGACCGTTGTGGATCAAGATGCCATTGATAAGGCCCGGGAGGAGGCCAGGGCGCAGACGGTGGCCGAGATGCAGGCCAAGCTGGACAGGGCCAGGGAGGCGAAAGCACGGGCCGAGGAAAAGCAGAAAATCGCGGAGGATGCCTTGAAGGACGCGCGCTGCCGTCTGGAGGAGCAGGCCCGGAAAACTGCGCTGGGCAGCGGCGGTGACGAAGGCCCCTGGCATTGGTGGCCGGAGCAGCCTCAGGAGAGCGGCCTGTACTGGTGCATCACGGGCCCTATGTCCCACGGTGGGAGCCTGTACTGGTGGGATGCCGAAAAGGAGCAGTGGGAGCACGCGGCCATGGCCTTCCCGCTATCGCCGGCCGTGACGATCTGGATGCGGTGCCCGCAGCTCCCTGAGAGCATGGATTGGCAAAGACAGGAGGATCCAGATGGCAAAAAATAAAAAATCACACCGCCGCCCCGGGCCGGGTAAGCCCCAGGGCGCGACCTATGCCCAGATGCTGGCCCGCAAGGCGGCCGTCCGGCGGGGGCTGGAGCAGGCTGCCCGGGATGCCACAGTACAGGTAGAGGCGGATACCCATACCCAGCGGGCCATGTGGCTGATGGTGTGCTCCATCGCCGACGCCTACGGCTTCGGGCCAAAACAGATGCAAAAGTTTTTCTCCGCGCTCCAGGACAACACGGACGAGCTGGAGCGGATGCGGGCAGAAGTGGACGAGGAATACGCCTTTGAAAAGCTCCGCCAGAAGGCCCAGGCTGTTACCGGTATGGAGGTGCATTACCTCTATGAGCAGGAGGCCCTGCTTGCTGAGATGCGGGCGGCCAAGGAGGGGGTGTTAGCCCATGAGTAAGCGGATAACCCAAACCACACTCAGCGGTGAGTGGGGTATCCCCGGTGTGGATCTGGCCTCCCTGCCGCCCAGGGTGTACGGGGCGCTCTGCAAGCTCAAGGACATGGAGGAGCTGCTGGAGATCATCAACTCTCCAACAGCTCGGGCGTGGGAGCGGGGCGACGCCATCGAGCAGTTAATCAGTATGGGCAAGTAAAGAGCCGGAGGTGGAGAAGTGAAAATGAAAGTACCTCCAGAATTTGAGAGCGTTTTCCAGAGTGTCGAGTTGACGGAACGCGAAATCGGATTTTTGACCTGGCTGGCGGGGTGGGATAGCCGCACGGTTGAGAATCTTAAATCGCTGATTCAGAAAGTCCAGGCCACACGGGTAATCGGTAATACCCTCCAGCCCAGCAACGAGTCGCTGACGCTGGAGGAGTTGCTGGAGATGGACGAGCCTGTATGGTGTGCCTGCAAACCCATTGAGGGCGGAAACGGGTATTGGTGCCTGTGCAAACATGGGTGCATTGTCGCACCATCAGGGAATTCTTTTGACGTGGGTGAAATCCCTCATTGGGTATTCTATCGCCGCCCGCCGGAGGTATCGCCATGAGACACCAATATACCCGCGCAGAGTTGGAATCCATCACCCAGGAGACCGCAATCTACATTGAGGGTGCAGGGATAGCGCAGCTCCAATGGGGCGGCTTGGAAATTGCAGAGGGGTGCAGGGATGGAAACTTGTACTGCAAGCATATCAAACCGTTTAGCCTGGAACTGTACGGCCAATACTGGACGGCCTTTGATGGGCCGCCGGAAGAGGTGGAGAACGCATGAAAACGATTTGCATTACTTGCAAAAATGACTGCAATAACGCCGGTACAACGGCCAGAATTTCTTGGTGCCCTCAGTACAAACCGGGACGAATTTTGTCCAACGCCGACCGCATCCGGGCCATGAGCGACGCAGATTTGGCGAGATGGCTTGAATACGAGGGTGGAGGAGCCTGTGCAGAGGTTTATGGGTGGCTGGCGTGGCTCCAGCAGCCAGCGGAGGAGGGCAACAATGGACATTGAGAAGCTGGATATAAACGCAGTATGCTTTGGTATCCTTTGCAATTTTACCCCTGTATGCGGAGAAGAACGAGCAAAAGAGGCGGTTGAACTCGTCCGTACGCTCCAGGCCGAAAACGAGAAGCTGCGGGCCGATCTGGAGCAGGTGAAGCAGGATCGACGCCGGCCTGGGCAAGCTGGGTGTGTCCAAGTTGGACACAAATGGGGGATAAGCATGGGAGACTGCGTCCGTATCGAGGAGTACCGGCGCACCTGTGCTAATTGCTACTGGCACGATGCCGCCATGTGGGCGTGCAAGCGCCCGGGAGAAGGAAAGGAGAAACTCAACATGAAAAATAAGGACCTGCGGAGATTGCGCTGTCTGGTGAAGGCGCAGACCTTGTGGCACCTGGAGCGGCTGGCCTACCTGGACGGGTGCGGCGACGTGGGCCGCATGGTAGACAAGCTGACCCGGGACAAGGTGCTGGCCCTCCGCCAGTCTGTCGTCGGGCCATGGGCGGCCCACCATGTGGCCCGGGCTAAGAGGGTGGATTGATGGCAAAGCGGCTCAAGACCATCACGGCGGGGCGCCTGGTGGTCGTTGGGTGCTACACCATCCCAACACCCCGCAGCACAGAGCGGGAAAGAAAAGCACTGCGTGAGATCTCCAGCGCAGCCCAGATGACGATTAACGCCAACCGCTCCTGGCAACGGCTGGAGCTGCTGCTGGCCGCCAACTTCGGGCGGAGAGACCTCCACGTGGTGCTCACCTATGACGACGAGCACCTTCCGGCCAACCGGCAGGCGGCGGTGAAGCGGGTGCGCAAGATGCTGCCCCAACTCCGGGCCGTGCGGAAGTCCAGAGGGCAGGAACTCAAGTACATATATGTGACGGAGCAACTCAGCTCCGAGGGCGGGCGGCTCCACCACCACTTGATAATCAACGGAACCGGGGCGGATCTGGATGTGCTCCGCTCCCTTTGGCCTTATGGTGAGGTGGAGCTGGAGCCCCTGGACACATGGCAGGGCTACGAGGCCCTGGCCAAGTACCTGACCAAGGAGCCCAGGGAGCTGGGCAAGCCGGAGGTGGGGGCGCGGAACTGGGCGGCCTCCCTTGGGCTGAAAAAGCCGAAGGTGGAGAGTGAAATCGTCAAGGATAACCTGACGGTGGCCGCGCCGCCCGGAGCAGTCATCCTCAGCGCACCGCCACCCGTGCGAAACGAGTTTGGCGAGTTTGTCGTGCTGAAATACTATTTACCAATAAGGAAGAAGGAGGAGAAGAAAGGAACCAGGCCACCGCGCAGGCGGAAAAGAAAATAGCCCTCGCGTCTTTATTCGGTCTGGAAACCAGTGGTAACAAGTCCGTGAGGAGGTAGAAAATGCATGGAAAAGTTGCAAAACAGAGGCGAGTGTGGTAAACTAATCGTGAAGGACGGATGGCTGAAATGTCCGTCCTGCCGCAAGCGGCTGCTCCGAGTGGAGCGCGACACTGCGGCGCACAATCTCATTGTCTACTGCCGAAACTGCAAGCGCAGTGTAACGGTAGACATCGACAGAGGCCAGTGCTTTGAGAGCCAGAGCCCGACATGATCCCAGCGTGGGATGTGGTCGGGCTCTGGCTTTTTGTTTTGCCCGGAGGTGATAGCCCGTGGCCATGAAGCCGCTCCGACCATGCCGGCACCCAGGATGCCCGGAGCTCACCCGAGAGGGATACTGCCCCAGGCATAAGCCCAAGCGGGCGGGGCGCCGGGTGTCCGCCCAGTGGCACGGCTGGTACAGTCTGCCCGTCTGGACGGGCGACCTGCGGCCCAATCAGCTCATGCGGGAACCATGGTGCCGGGAGTGCGCCCGACGGGGCATACGGACCAGGGCCACGGTGGTGGACCACATCCAGCCCCACCGGGGCAACTGGGCCCGCTTTATCGACCGGGACAATTTGCAGAGCCTGTGTAAGTCCTGCCACGATCGCAAGACTGCCCTCGAAATGGCGGCGGAAAAACGGCAAAACCGGGGGCATTTTTAGTGCTCGGAATCGGCGAGACCGACGGGATGCTTGGGCGCGCGCAACGGACCTGCCCGCGCACGGCAAGCCGGAGGCTTGCCAGCCCATACCCCGGCCTGGAAAAGTTTGGGGAAATTGAAGCAAGACCGCACGGCCCCCTCGGTGAGAGATTTTCTCCCCACGGGAAATCCCGAAGCCCGGCGCAGCCCCGCAGGTGGCGAAAGCCGGGAGCAGGCGGGGAGAGAGATGGGGGAAAGCTGGGGGCGAGACGGGCGGCAAAACTGAAAACGAGGAGGTGGCCGGAATGGCTATCGAAACACAGAACGGGTACCCGTCCATCCGCATCACGGCGGGGGAGCGGGTACTGAGAAAGGCGGCGGAGCTGGTGCCCTATGAGGGGAACCCGCGCCGTCACGGCGAAAAGCAGATGCAGGCGCTGCGCCGGAGCCTGCGGGAGTTTGGCTTTCTCCGGCCGCTCCTGATCGACCGGGAGAACCGGCTGGTGGCCGGCCAGGCCGTCCTCCAGGCCGCCATGGCCGAGGGGATGGATGTGGTGCCGTGTATCCTGGCCGAAGGACTGACGGCGGAGCAGCGGCGGGCGTATATCCTGGCGGACAACCGCCTGGCCGAGCTGGCCGAGTGGGACCGGCAGGCCCTGCGGGTGGAGCTCCAGGCCCTCAACGACCTGGGCTTCGACCTGGAGCTGACGGGCTTCTCCCTGGAGGCGCTGCCCTTCCGCCTGGACGGGGAGCCGCCGGCGGCGGAGGAGGACGCGGAGGCCCCGGTGCAGGGGCGGGCACCGCTGGAAAGCGGCCGCTGCTATCAGCTCGGCCGGCACCGGCTGTATGTGGGGGACGCTACGTCCCCCGGCGCTCTGGATGCGCTTATGGACGGAGCGAAGGCGCGTCTGCTCCTGACTGACCCACCCTACAATGTTAACCTGTACGGTGAGGCCAAGCCCAGGAGCCGGACGGACGGGCTGCGGGTGCTCAACGACCACTGGGAGAGCGAGGATGCCTTTGAGGACTTCCTGGCGGGGGCGCTGGCCGGATGCGCCGGGCACATGGAGCCGGGCGCGGCCTTCTACCTGTGGCATGCCTCCATGCACGCGGTCAGCGCCTACCATGCCTGCGCCCGGAGCGGGCTGGGGGTGCGCCAGCAGTTGATCTGGGTCAAGCAGAGCTTCATTCTGGGGCGCCAGGACTACCAGTGGCAGCACGAGCCCTGTCTGTATGGATGGAAGCCGGGAGCGGCCCACCGCTGGGAGGGAGACCGGAAGCAGGGCACGGTCCTGCGCTTCGACCGGCCGGTCCGCTCGGCGGAGCACCCCACCATGAAGCCGGTGAAACTCTTTGACTACCTGATCCGCAACAGCAGCCGCCCTGGGGATATCGTGCTGGACCCCTTTGCCGGGAGCGGGACCACCCTGGCGGCCTGTGAGCAATCCGGGCGGACGGCTTATGTGGCAGAGCTGGACCCCGGCTATGCGGCGGGAATTGCGGATCGCTGGAGGCGGCTGGCCGGAGAGGAGGCCGCCGCCGCATAAACAGAAGCGAGGTGAGAGAATGCCCGGACCGAGACAGAGCCTGGAGGTGCTGGAGGGAAAGGGCCGGAAGCATCTGAGCCGGAGCGAGCGGGCCCAGCGGGCGGCCGGGGAGGTGCGGCCCGCGCCGCCCAAGCAGCTCCGCGCCCCGGAGTACCTGACCGCGGAGCTCAAGGAGCAGTTCCGCGCCCTGGCCCGGCAGCTCAAGGAGCTGGGGCTGCTCAGCAGCCTGGACTACGACACCCTGGCCCGCTACCTGTTAGCCCGGCAGAGCTATCTGGCTGCCACCCAGGAGGTGATCGCCCTCCAGCGGGGGGCGGAGCGGGCGGACGGCAGCCGGGTCATAGACACCGAGGCGCTGGACGTGGCCACCCGCATCCAGGACCGCTTTTTCAAGCAGTGCCGGGGGTGCGCCAACGACATGGGCCTGACCGTCACCAGCCGGTGCAGGCTGGTGCTGCCGGAGAGTGCGCGGCCCCCGGAGGAAAACGCCTTCGAGCGGCTGATGCGGGAGAAGCGGGAGCGGATGCAGCGTGCCTGAGCGGCTGACCCTGGCACCGGGGGTGGAGGTGCCAGCGCCGGAGGACGGAAGCGTGCTCCGCTACAGCGGGGAGGCGGTACAGGACGTACTGGACTTCTTTTCCCTGCTGTGCTTCGCTCAGAACGAGTGGGCGGGCAAGCCCTTCGAGCTGCTCCCCTGGGAGGAGGAGGCCGTCCGGCAGTTCTACGGTATTCAGGTGCAGGACGAGGACGGCCTGTGGGTGCGCTACCGGCGCTACCTCTACGACGAGCTGCCCAAGAAAAACGGCAAGACGGAACTGGCGGCCGGCCTGGGCCTGTATCACCTGCTGTACGACGGCGAGGAGCGGCCGCGGGTGGGGGTGTTCTCCTCCGACAAGGAAAACGCCTCCCAGATCTACGAGGCGGCCAAGTACATGGTGGAGAACACCAGCCTGGGCCAGCCGGAGCACGACCCCATCGCCTGGGCGGTGGACTCCCGCAAGGAGATCCACACCAAGTACGGCGGCGTGCTCAAGGTGTACTCCGCCGACGCGGCCACCAAGCACGGCTACTCCTTCAGCGCGATTATTATCGACGAGCTCCACGCCCAGCCCAACCGCAGGCTGTGGGACGTGCTGACGGCCGGCTCCAACGCCGCCCGGCGGCAGCAGGCGGTGATCGTGCTGACCACGGCGGGCGACGACCCCGACCGCACCAGCATCGGCTGGGAGGTGCACGAGAAATGCCGCCGCATCCTGGCCTGGCGGCGGGGAGAGCCCGAGCGGGAGGGGGACACGGACGCACCGGAGTGGTGCCCCATCATGTACGGCATCGGCATCCTGACCGGGGACGACCCGGAGCGGATCGCAGAGCTGGACATCTATGACGAAGCGCTGTGGTACGCCTGCAACCCGGGGCTGGGGCACAACCTCAAGCTGCGGGACTTCCGGGCGGACGCCCGGGCGGCCCGCCAGAGCGAGGCGGCGGAGCGGTGGTTCCGGTGGCTGCGGCTCAACCAGTGGATCTCCACCAAGAGCGTGGGGTGGCTGCCCCTGACCCTCTACGACAAGAGCCAGTTTAACCGGCCGGAATGGAAGGCCCTCAAGGCCCCGGAGCGGCGGCAGGCGGTGCGGGACTATCTGGTCGGCAAGCGGTGCTTCGGCGGGCTGGATCTGTCCACCACCACCGACCTGACGGCCTTCACGCTGCTGTTTCCGCCCCAGGAGGGGCTGGATACCTGGGTTGTCCTGTTTTGGGCGTGGCGGCCCGAGGAGGGCGTTCTGGAGGCCGAGCAGCGGGACCATGTACCCTACCGGGACTGGACCCGAGCGGGCTTTTTGGAGCTGTGCCCCGGCGATATGGTGGACTTCACGATGGTAGAGGACGCCGTGGCTGCGGCGGTCGATGTGTTCGACTTGGACACATTGGGCGTAGACCCCTACCTGTCCCGCACGCTGACGCCCCGGCTGATGGAGCGCGGCGTCAATGTGGTGGAGATCCCCCAGGACATGAAGAACCTGTCCCCGGCCATGAAAGAGGTGGAGCGGCTGACCCGCGCCCATCAGATGCTCCACGAGCACAATACGGCCGCTCGCTGGTGCTTCGGCAACGTCCGGTGCGCGGTGGACGGGAACGAGAACATCAAGCCCATGAAGAACCGGAGCATCGGCCGTATCGACATCACGGTGGCCTGGATCATCGCCGTGGCGGTGGCGCTGCTTCGGATGCCGGTGGGGCCGGATATCAACGAACACATACTCTCCGAGGATTGGGGGATTTGAGATGAAACATTGGAAGGCGGCCGGGCGGAGGCTGGCGCTCTATCTGGACGATCTGCTGCTCCTGGCCGGCGGCGCCTGCTTTGTGCGGGCGGCCTGGGAGCTGGGCGGCCGCCCGGCCGCGCTGCTCGTGGCCGGCGGGTGCCTGGTGGCCTACGCCGTGGTCATCGCCAGGGCGCGGAGAGGGGGAAGACGATGATCCTTGACCGGGCAATCAACGCGTCGATGGAGACGCAGACGCTCTCCCAGGAGGAGCTGGGGCGGTTCCTCAAAAATCTGTTCTTGACCGGGGAGGATATGGAGACGGGCCAGAGAACCGCAGAGCGGCTCTCCCCGGTGGCGGCTGCCCACCGCATCCTCAGCAACTCCTTCGGGCTGATCCCCTTCGGCACCTATGTCAAGGACGGGGACGCCCGGCGGGCGGTGCACGACCCGGCGCTGGACCGGCTGCTGAAGGTGCGGCCCAACGAGCGCATGTCCCCATTTCTGTGCCAGAAGCTCATTATGTCCAACGCCTTCTGGCACGGCTTCGGGGCTTGCTGGAACCGGCGGGACGGAGCTGGCCGCCTGGTGGCCCGCATCCCCCTGCCCACGGAGTGCTGCACCATCCGCAAGGACCTGGAGAGCGGGCATTACTGGTACGACTACAACGTGGACGGCTGGCAGCGCACCTTTGCCCCCTATGAGCTGTCCTTCCTCTTCTTCGAAACCTATGACGGTATTCGAGGCCGCGGCTTGCTGGATCTGGCACGGGAGACAGTGGCCATGGATACCATGGCCCAGCGCTACGGCAAGAAGTTCTATCAGAACGGGGCCCGGTTGTCCGGCATCGTATCGGTGGACAGTGACACCAACCAGAAGGCCCGCGATAAGGTCAAGAGTCAATTCAAACAATACGCCTCCGAGGACATGTTTACGGTGGCAGTGCTAGACCGTAACATGACATACACCCCTTTGGGGGTGAACCAGAGCGACGCCCAGTATATCGAGAGCCGGCAGTTCACGGCGGAGGAGGTCTCCCGGTTTACCGGCATCCCCAAGCACATGCTCCAGACGGGCAAGGAGAGCTACGACTCCAACTCCCAGCAGCGGCAGAACTACGTGACCGACACCCTGCTGCCTTACGTGGTGCAGTGGGAGCAGGAGGACGGCTACAAGGCCATCCCGCCGGACAAGCGGGACAGGGATGGCTGGTACATGCGGGGCAATGTGGCGGTGCTCCTCCGGGGCGACGACCTGACCCGCAGCCAGGTTTACGAGCGGATGATCCGCACCTCTGTCTACAACCCGGACGAGTGCCGGGCCATGGAGGAGAAGGCCCCTATCCCCGGCGGACTGGGCCAGCAATTCCTGGCGACAAAGAACCTGGCCTCCCTGGAGGCCGTGCTGAAAGGAGAGAAATAGATGGACATCAGCCTGAGAGGCGAGCTGTGGGACAACGACTCCGCCGACGTACTCCGCTTTTGGGGCTGGCGGGACATCACGGCGCCCATGGATATCGCCGGCGCCCTGGAGCGGGCCGGCGGCGAGGATGTGACGCTGCTGGTCAACTCGCCCGGCGGCGACATGGCGGTGGGGCTGGAGATCCGCTCCATGCTCCGGCGGTATGCCGGCAAGACCACCGCGCTGTTCCAGGGCTTCGGGGCCAGCGCGGCCACCCTGGCGGCCACCGGCTGCCAGGTGATCCAGAGCGAGCCGGGGGCCCTGCTGTGCTACCACAACCCCGCCGGCGGCGCGGAGGGGGACTACCGGGCCATGCGGCGGTCGGCCGAGGCCCTGCGCAACGCCCGGGACTGCATCCTGGAGGTCTACACCGCCCGGGGCGGCGGCAAGACCCGGGAGGAGCTGGTCTCCCTCATGGACAAGGACATCTGGATCACCCCCACCCAGGCCAGGGAGTACGGCCTGATCGACGAGATTGTGGGGGCGGCCCAGGAGCCGGAGGAGGAGCCGGCGGCCTTTGTAGCCGCGGCAGGGCGGCGTATCCGGCTGACGGCGGCCATGCGGGAGCAATATCAGGCCCATGTGGCGGCCGAGCGGGCCGAGGCGGCCCGGCAGGACGAGGCGGCGCGCACCCTGGCGCGGCTCAGGGCGCTTGCTGGATTTTAAGGACTGAAAGGAGATAACAGCATGGATTTCATGGAGAAGATCACCGAGCTGCGGGCCAAGAAGGGCCAGTTGCTCACCCAGGCCCAGGCCCTGGTGGATGAGGGCAAGATTGAGGAGGCCAACGAGTTTACCTCCCAGATGGAGGCGATCAACACCTCGATTGCCGGCCTGGAGGCGCTGGCCAAGGCCAGCCAGGAGGGCGCGGAGCCCGTCTACGACGGCGCGCTTCACGGCGGCAAGCCCAAGGACGAGGGCAAGGGAGAGGACAAGCCCTTCACTTCCCTGGGCGAGCAGCTCCAGGCCGTCTATAACTTCCGCAAGAACCACGTGGAGGACAAGCGCCTCCAGAGGGTCAACAACGCGGTGCTGGGCGTCAATGAAGGCAGCGGCGCCGACGGCGGCTTCGTTATCCAGACCGACTTCGCCGGGATGATCCTGGAGAGCGCCGTGCAGCAGAGCCCCCTGCTCAACCGGCTGGACCGCTACACCTGCTCCAGCGCGGCCAACGCCATGCGGTGGATCTCGGTCGACGAGACCGACGTGAGCAAGAGTGTGTTCGGCGGCATTCAGATGTATTGGGCCGCCGAGGGGGCCACGGTGGCGGACAGCAAGCCCCGGTTCCGGGAAATGAAGATGGATCTGGAGAAGATGATGGGCTTCCTGTACTGCACCGACGAGATGCTGAGCGACTCCGCCTTCATGTCCAGCTTTGCGGGTCCCTCCTTCGCCCTGGCGGCCGACCGGCTGCTCACCGAGAGCTCGATCTCCGGTGACGGAGTGGGCAAGCCCCTGGGCCTGCTCCGCTCCAAGGCACTGATCGAGGTGGCCAAGGAGGCCAGCCAGGAGGCGGGTACCTTCGTGGGCGCAAACGCGATCAAGATGCAGGCCCGGGCCATGCCCAGGGGCCGGGAGCGGCTGGTGTGGCTGATGCACCCCGACCTGGAGGAGCAGCTTCCCTATCTGTCCATCCAGAGCGGCGAGGCGGCCAAGTTCCTGTGGAACCCCGAGGGCGGCCTGGGCAACTTCGACACCCAGCGGGTGCTCAACAAGCCGGTGCTGTTCGAAGATAGCTGCGCCTCCCCTGGCGTGCGGGGCGATGCACTTCTGGTAGATCCCTACATGTATATCCTGCTCACCAAGGGCACCGTCAAGCAGGACTGGTCGATCCACGTGGAGTTCCTGACCGACCAGAACTGCTTCCGGGTGGTGTACCGCTGCAACGGCGCGCCCAAGGTCAACAAGCCCCTGACCATCAAAAACAGCAGCAAGACCCGCAGCCCCTTCGTGGCGCTGGCGGACCGGAAGTAAGGAGGAGCAAGCATGAAGCGTATTTCGGAAGCACTGGCGTTCCAGACCGTCCTGGCCCCCCAGAGCGTGGCGGCCTCCACCGACAAGACGACCGCCTATGTGGACGTGTCCGGGGTGGAGGAGATTGTATTCCTGGTGTCCGCCGCCGCCCTGGGCAAGGGGAAGGGGCTGACGGTCTCCCTGCTGGCCTCCGGCGACAGCGGCGGGGACGGAGCGGAAGAGATCGGCAAGACCACCTTCACCGACAGCGTGGGCACCGCCCCTCAGCTTGCGGTGGTGACGTACAAGGTAAGCGCCCTTAATGGGCGGTATGTGGCCGTCAAGCTCCGCCATGACACGGCGGCAGAGGTGGTCTGCGGCGTGACGGCGGCCTCCTCCGGGCTCTACCTGCCCGCGGCCAACGGCTGGACGTTGGCGGTGTGACATGGCGCTGAGCGAGGCGCGGCGGGCCAGCCTGCTGGCCTACTGCCGCATCGAGGAGCCAACCGCGGAGGAGCTGCTCACCCTGGAGGGGCTGTACGACGCGGCGGTGGGCTACCTGGAGCAGGCGGGGGTGTCTGAGCCGGAGGAGGGCACCCCCCGCCGGGCCCAGTACGACCTGTGCGTCAACTTCATGGTGTTGCGGGACTTCGACTTGCGGGAGGCTACGATCACCGGCACGATTGTCAATGACAACCCGGCCTTCCGGCGCCTGCTCACCCAGCTCAAGCTAACAGAGCCGGATGTGTCCAAGTTGGACACATCCGGGGGTGGGGAGGTGTGAGGCAATGGCAGACTACATCGACGCAGGGAAGCTGAATAAGGCCGCCCAGGTGCTGGAGCTGCGGGAGACCGCGCCCGGCGTATGGGAGTGGGTGCCCGCCCGGCGGACCTGGGCCTCCATCACGTTACAGCCGAAAACCAACCTGTTTTCCAAGGTGGGCATCGGGGCCAGGAACGCCGCCGTGATCGTGCGGCGGCAGCCCCTCACCCTCCACCACGCCCTCCGCTGGGGTGATACCCACCTGTTTTTGACCTCGATCACGCCCATGGGCCGCAACCACCTGGAGGTGGACGCGGCGGTGGTCAGGGTGGAGACGGTGCGGCAGATGGCGGAGCGGGACACAGTGGTACAGACCTTTCCGGGGGTGCTCACCGAGAAGTATGTCCGGCACGGCCAGGAGTGGCCCATGTCAGTCAACGAGCTGGGGCTGGTTCTGGTGACGCCCAAGGCCGTCACCCTCCCGCCCGGCGGGCTCGTAGAGGCTCGTGGGGCGCTGTGGGAGATCCTGGCGCCCCACGAGCTGGATGAATTTAAAAACGAGTATGAGATCGGAAGGACGGTGGACCTGTGAGCAGCACGGCGCGTATGGACCGGGCGCGGCTGGAGCAGTTCAACCGCTTTTGGGAGGAGCTCCTCCAGGCAGTGCCGGACGCACGGCGGCAGGCGGTGGAAGAGGCCGGCGCGGCCGTCCAGAGGGAGCTCAACACGCAGATCGGCGCGGCGGAGCTGGCCGATGGGGCCAAGGGCACCGTGCGCACCTGGCAGGAGCTGCGGGTGGGTAGCAAGGGCGGCTATGCGGCCCTCTCTCCCGGGAAAGGGACGGCCCAGCCCAGGGTGGGGGAAACGCAGCATACCTGGAAGGGAAAGCCCGTGTCCAAAAAGCAGGTCACCCGGTGGCTGGAGCGGGGGCACGGCACCCGCAGGCCGGCGGCCGGAAGCAGCCGGTCGTGGAACCAGGCGGGGCGGGCCGGAGTCGCGCGGGCCTCGGCCGCCGGATATGTCAAGGGCCGGCAATTCTATAGCTGGACAAAAATGAAGGCGCTGGATCTCGCGCTGAAAGCGGCGGACCGGGTGCTGAGCCGGATTGCGGATGAGGTGGATTATTGAGATGCTTACAACCAATACGCTGATGAACGCCGTGGAGGCGGAACTGAAGCGCCTCTATCCGGGAGAGCCGGTCTACTATGACGAGCTTCCCAAGGACTTCCGGCGGCCCTCCTTTACCCTGGAGTGCCAGAAGGCGGAGCAATCCGATGTCAACATCGGACTGGTACGCCGCAGCGTGACCCTTCTGGTCACCTGCTATGTGGAGGCGGACGCCTACCATGACAGCAGCCGGAAGGCGCTGAACCAGCGGCAGGACACAGTGATGGGCCTGTTTGCCCAAGGTTTTTTCCAGGTGGAGGACCGGGCCCTGACGGTGCAGGCAAACCGTGGACTTGGGAACCCGGACTTTGCCGAGGTGAGCGCCGTATTCCAGTGGATGGATGCCCGGCCGGGCTGTCAGGACCCGGAGGCGGCGGACACCCCAAAGATGGAGCACTTTGCAATCGAACGAACTGCGCTTTGACGCAAGAGAGGATGATACGATGGCGACGACAATCGGGCTGCCCAGCCTGACGATTACCTTCCAGGCGGCCGCCCAGCAGGCGGCCAACCGGAGCAAGAAGGGCTATGTGGGCGTATTTGTACGGGATGCCAAGGCCCAGGGCGTCCACCAGCTTTCCAGCGCGGCGCTGATTCCCACTGAGCTGGGGCAGGAAAACCAGAATTACATCAGGAGGGCGTTCACCGGCAGCGACCGGGGCGGCCCCAGCAAGGTGGTGGCGGTGGTCATCGCCACGGGTACGGAGGACACCACCGCCCTGGAGGCGGGGCTCAAGAGCATTGAGGGGCTGACGCTGGACTACCTGGCCGGGCCGCCCGACGCGACGGCCGCCGAGCTGACGGCGCTGGAGAAGTGGGTCAAGGACCGGAGGGCGGCCTACTTCACCGAGAAGCTGGTGGAGCCCAACGCCGCCAAGGCCCCGGACGACATGGGGATTATCGACTTCGCCGAGACCGACGGGGCCATTGCGGAGGGGGCGGCCACCTACACCGCGGGGCAGTACGCCAGCCGGATCGCGGGTGTGCTGGCGGGCATCCCCGCGGGCATGTCGGCCACCTACGCCCCCCTGACGGAGCTGACCGCCGTGACGCCCCGCTCCACACAGGAACAGGAGGCGGCCATCAAAGCGGGCAAGCTAATCCTGATCCACGACGGCGTCAAGGCCAAGATCGCCCGGGGCGTCAACTCCCTGACCACCATCCCCGCCACGGGGAAGGCGGACTGGAGCAAGATCAAGATCGTGGAGGGGATGGATCTCCTCACCTACTATCTGCGCACCACCATCCAGGACCAGTATGTGGGCCGGTACGCCAACACCTACGACAATAAGTGCGTCCTGGTGACCGCCATTCAGACCTTCCTGGCCGAGCTGGAGGGCCAGGGGGTGCTCTCCTCCGGGGAGAGCTGGGCGGAGCTCGACGTGGAGGCCCAGGAGCGGTGGATGCGCTCCCAGGGCATTGAGACGGCGGATATGACCGCGCAGGAGATCAAGGAGTATCAGACCGGGAGCTGGGTCTTTGTCCGGGTGGGCGGCCGCTTCGTCGACGCCATGGAGGACTTCCAGCTCTCCGTGGACAACCTGTAGCACCACCGCCCGGAGCGCGAAAAAGCCGGGGATTACTCCCCGGCCTCCCGCTCCATGCGCTCCCGAGCCGCCTGTAAGACATACTGCTGAGTACTTTGCCCAGCAGCAAAGGCAGCGGCGCGGATCGCCGCGCCCTCCTCTTTTGGGGGCCGCAGCATAATTGCATCACACTTTGCCTGTGCTTTTTTTACTGCCCGCTTTTGTGCTTCCGTGCTTGCCATTTCATCGCCTCCATAATAAGTGTACCACGACTGGCTTTATTAGTTAACTAGCAAAAAGAACAAAAATATTAGTTAACTTTTATGAGGAATGTCAATGGACGATATTAGTTAACTAATATATAATGGGTACTGTCAAGGGGAACAACCCCAAGACAATAAAAGCCGCCCGTGGCACCGGGCGGCGGAAGGAGGCGAGAAGATGCGATACAGTCACGGTACCTGGTTTTACCAGGGACAGGCTTTCGAGAGCCTGCGGGACGCGCTGAAAAGCGCGTGGCCTAGGTAACTAGACCGGGGCCGGGGAAACCCGGCCCCACCCTAAAACTCGTCTCCGGGGCTATTATAGCACGGCAGGCAACGGAAAAGCAACAGGAGGGTTTTATCATGGTGGATTCGGCGAAGGGGAAAGCGGAGGACGTGCGGGCCGGGTTTGATACGCTGCGGGTTCTCGTGGACGCGGTGGACACCCAGTTGGGATTTTTCATCCGGGAGAAGGGGATGTTCGGCCCTTACCGTGAGCTTATCCGGTCTCATGCGCTGGATATCCAGACCATGCTCGGTGTGATTCTTCATGAGGTCTGTGACATGGAGAAGGAGCAGGGCGAGCTGGTGCGAATGCTTATACATCAGAGGACAGAAACAGAAGAGGACACATAACCCATGGAAGCCGGCGGAGGAGGCCGGAGATTATGAAGGAAATGCAGATTTTTGAGAACCAGGAGTTTGGGGCGGTGCGTACCGTCGAACTCGACGGGGAGCCCTGGCTGGTGGGCAAGGATGTGGCCCAGGCGCTGGGGTACAGCAATCCGCGTAAGGCATTGGCCGACCATGTAGAGGAAGAGGACAAGGGGGTAACAAAATGTGACACCCTTGGAGGGGTTCAGGAAATGACCATCATCAACGAGAGCGGCCTGTATTCCCTGGTGCTGTCCAGCAAGCTGCCGGGGGCGAAGAAGTTCCGGCGGTGGGTGACGGCAGAGGTGCTGCCCGCCATCCGGCGCACCGGAGGCTACCGTATGCCAAAGGACTATCCCAGCGCCCTGCGGGCGCTGGCGGACGCGGAGGAGGAGAAGCTGGCCCTGCGGGCGGAGAACGAGCAGCAGAGGCAGGCCATCGCCGAGTTCCAGCCCCTGCGGCAGTATATCGACACCATCCTCAGCAGCACGGGTGCCATCGCCACGACACAGATTGCGGCGGACTATGATATTAGCGCCAAGCAGTTGAACAAGATCCTCCATGAGGAGGGATTGCAGCACTGTGTCAACGGCCAGTGGATTTTATACCGGAGGCACATGGGCAAGGGATACACCAAGTCGGAAACCATTCCAATCACCCGGTCGGACGGAAGAACCGATACGAGAATTTACACCAAGTGGACACAGAAGGGCCGGATTCTGATTCACGAGATTTTGACGCGGCGGGGGATTCTGGCCGTGATGGACCGGCAGACGGCCGGATAAAGGACAGAAAGGAAGGATTTCTATGGCAAGAACCATTGACAGCGCCAGACGGGTCATTTCGGGCACCTGGGGCGAGCTGTGGATCGACGGGGAGAAGGTGGCGGAGGTCTCCGCCTGTCAGGCCAAGGTGGCGCTGAACAAGGAGACCGTCAACCTGTGCGGCCGGTTCATGACCACCCACAAGGCCATGAACGCCAGCGGCACCGGGAGCCTGACGATGCACAAGGTGGACTCCGGCTTCGCCCAGAGGATGGAGGGCATCAAGCGCGGCGTGGACCGGCGCTTCACACTGATTTCCAAGCTGCGGGACCCGGACAGCTACGGCGCGGAGCGGGTAGCCCTCTATGATGTCAGCTTCGACGACCTGACCCTGGCCGACTGGCAGGCCGCCGCCGTGGGCTCGGTGACCGCCCCCTTCACCTTCAGCGACTATGAGTATCTGGACCAGATTGAGGTGCAGTAACATGGAAGAGAAAAGGACGGATTTGTTGGCGCTTCTGCTGAGGCCGGAGCTGCCCAATGTGCAGAAGGAGCTGCCCACGGCGGAGTACCGCGTCAAGCGGCTGAGCGAGGCGCTGGGCACGGACGTGGTATTCAAGCTGAGGGCGCTGCCCTACGGAAAGGTAAAAAGCATCCGGGATTCGGTAGCGGGCGACCCAGGGCTGGATATCCTGCTGGCCGGCTGCGTGGAACCCGACCTGAAGGCGAAGGAGCTGAAGGAGAAGTACGGCGGGGCCACCCCGGCCGAGACGGTGAAGGCCATGCTGCTGCCCGGAGAGATCGAGGATCTCAGCCGGGCGGTGGAGCGGCTGTGCGGGTTCCGCCGCATCACCATTGATGAAGTAAAAAACGCCTGACGGAGGGCGGCGACACAGAGCTGGAGCTGGCGTACTACCTGTTCCACAAGCATCACTGGACACCGGAGATGTACTACGGCATGGGCCAGGGAGGCCGGGACCTGACTCTGGCGTTCGCCCTCCATGAGGTGGAAGAGGGGAGGGAACCCGGCTAGAACGGCGGGCGGCCACAAGGGCCGCCCCTACGGCCGTGCGCCCAACCCGGAGCATGACAGAAAGCGGGAACGCGGGCCGATGTGGGCAGAAGGTGAATTGCCCCAAGGGGGCAAGAGAGACCGCCCTGGGGCGTCGGCCCCTACGGCCGTGGAGCCAACCCGGAGTGTGACACGGAGAGGCATGGACACAAACGAAAACGCCGCCCCCGGAAGGGGGCGGCGGAGGGGCTATACCTTGGGCGGGATGCTGGCCCACACGGCCCACGCGATACAGGCCAGGGCGAGGGGCAGAAAGACGGCCTGGTATCCAGGGCCAAGGAAAGGGGCAAGGGTGAAGGAGAATACGAGCATGCCTGCCGCAGCCAGCCAGACCAGCCACAGCAGGCTGCGGCTGGTCGCCCGGAACCGGTAGGAGAAGGTATTCATGCGGGCGTTGAGCGCCTCCAGCTCGGCGGTCTTTTCGTTCAACTGGCGCTCCAGCTCGGCGAGGAAAGCGCCCTCCGGCGCGCCTGCGTCGGCATCCCGCTGGGAGTGGGGGCCAATGGATACAACGGCGTCCAAAAGGGTGTCAAGCTCTGCTGCAAGCTGCGCGCGGCGTTCCTCCGGCGTCATGGAAGCCCTCCCCCTTTCTATTTGCAGTTCGATTATAGCATACCAGGCAGGAAAGTCAACAGGAGGTGAGGATATGGCGGAAGAAGTGGGCATTGTCATGACACTGTACGACCGGGTGAGCCCAACGCTGAAAAGCATTGCCGGGAGCAGCAGGGCGTTTGACAAAAGCCTGGACGAGCTGGAGGCCAGCCTGAAGGCGTATGACAAGGCACAGACCGAGCTGGTCGGCCACTCCGCAAATCTGAAAAAGGCGATCGCCGAGACGGATGTAAAGGTCAGGGAGGCCCAGAAGAGCTACCGCAAGCTGAAGGACGAGACCAGCAAGGGCGCGCTGGACGACGCCATTGACGAGCAGGCCAGGCTGCGGCGGGAGCTCAGCGACACCGAGGCCGCCATCAAGGAGAACAGCGCCGCCTATCAAGACCTATACAAGCAGGCACGGAACGCGGCCTCCGCCATCAGCAAGGCCGACAACCGGGCGGGAGGCGAAAAGAGCGGCACAGGACTGGGCGGACTGGCAAAGGGGCTGATGGCAGCCGGGGTCGGAAGCCTTTGGAGCGACGCGCTGGGGAAGGTGGGGGATGCTTTCCTGAGCAGCGCGATCGGGGAGCCGGAGGCGCGTATGGCCTCCTCGATCCTGTCCGGGGCGGTTTCCGGAGGCTCCATGGGTGCGGTGTTGGGCGCGCCCGGAATCGCGGTGGGCGCTGTTGTGGGGGCCCTGGCAGGTGCGGTTTCAGGCGGCGCGGAGATCTTTGAATCAAAGGACCAGGCGTTCAAAAGCTACGTGCAAGAGGCGGCGGAGGGGCAGCTCTCCGCCCAGAAGGAGGCCGTCACCTCCGGTTCCTCCATTGCGGGCGGGCGGGAACAAAAGCAGATGGCCTTTACCACCCTGCTGGGCTCGGAGGAGGAAGCGGCGGCCTTCCTGGCCGACGTGCAGGACATGGCCGCCATGACCAACTACACCTACGACGAGATCACGGGGTACGCCAAGAGCCTGGTCAAGCCCTTCGGGGCGGACAAGTCCCTGGACATCCTTACCACCCTGTCGGATGCGTCCGCCGCCCTCTCCCTCAACGAGAGCGACAACGCGGTGCTCATTGCGGGCCTGAGCCGCATGAAGCTGACGGACAAGACCACCCAGGAATACCTCAACTACTTCTCCGAGCGGGGCATCGATGTATACGAGGCCCTGAGCAAGTGGGGCGACGCCGCCGCGGTGACGGAGAAGGTGACCCGCGGGGAGATCAGGGGCTCCGAGGCTGTGGAGGAGATCCTCGCCTACATGCAGGAGCAGTACGGCGGCCTGTCGGAGCAGATGGCGGGCACCTATGAGGGCATGGTGGACAACCTGGCCGACGCGGAGGCCAACGCAGAGGCGGCCTACGGCGAGGGCTACAATGAGAAGCGGAAAGAGGGCATCCAGGCTCAGATGGACTGGCTGAACAGCGGCGTCATGGACGAGGCCAACCGGGCCATCGGCGCCTGGCAGGCCGAGCTGGAGAACACGAAGGAGCAGTACCAGCGGGAGGCCGTGGAGGCCATGATGGAAACCGACGAGTACCAGCAGGCCCAGGCTGAGGGAGACGCCGCCGAGATGGGACGGCTGATCATGCAGGCCAAGGTGCAGGGCATGAACGAGTACAACGCATCAGAGGGGGCACAACTGGCGCTGGAGTCGGAGCTGGCCCTGGCGGCAGCAATCCGGGACGACGCCAGCTCCAATCAGGCGTATTGGGACGCCGGATACCGCAAGAGCCAGGAGTACAGCAAGGGTCTGGCGGCGGGAATGGCATCGGCACTGGTGGGGACCGGGTCGGAGACTACCACCGGACTGTCCGTGGAGGAGCGGCGGTACGGCAACTGGCGGCGGGGCGGCTACTACGACGAGGACGGCGTATGGCGTTCGCACGCCGCCGGGCTGGAGCGGGTG